CAGATAAGAAACTTACTAGTAGATGGGATGCTTCTATTAAATTAGCTAAAAACATATTCAAAGAAGCTGGTGTTGAATTTATAGAGGTAGATAGATGAAATATAACAACGTAACAAATATTCCATTATCAATGGCAGTTTGGTTGGCTACAGATAATTATCAACATAGTAATGATCCAAAAGTAATTAGTGCTACTTCATTACTTAAACCAGTTAGATCTCTTATTCTAAGTTCTAGAGTAACAGATGCAGTAGAAGATATAAGCAGTAAAATAGCATCTGCAGTAGGTACAGCAGTACATGATCAGATTGATCGATCATGGCAATACGGGAAATTTCGTAAAATACTACAAAAACTTAATTACCCTGAAAACATAATCAAACGAATTATACTTAATCCAGAAGAAGTACTCTCAACAGATATTCCAATTTACATAGAAAAAAGAACTGAAAAAGAAATAGATGGATATACTATATCAGGTCAATTTGATTTTGTAATAGAAGGCAAATTAGAAGACTTCAAAACAACTTCTACATTTACATGGATCAAAGGAAGTAACGATAAGAAGTATATGCAACAAGGAAGTATTTATCGGTGGCTTAATCCAGATATCATTACTGAAGACAAAATGGATATTGTGTATCTCTTTACTGATTGGTCTGCTATGAAAGCTAAGGTAGATAGGTCATATCCTCAATCTAAAATACTGGTTAAAACATTTAATTTGATGAGTCTTCAGGAAACTGAAAACTTTATAAAACAGAAATTAAGTTTGATTCAAAAATATAATAAGAGTTCACAATCAGAATTACCAGAGTGTAATTCTGAAGATCTATGGCGCAGGGAAACCACATATAAATACTATAAGAATCCTGCAAAGAAATCTCGTAGTACTAAAAACTTTGACAATCTAATTGAAGCTAACAATAGATTAGCAGCAGATGGTCATGTAGGTGAAGTTGTAACTGTTCCTGGTGAAGTTATCTTTTGTAGGTACTGTCCTGCAGTAAGTATGTGTGTGCTGGCAGAACAATATATTTTATCAGGAGAACTAAAACTATGATCCCTCCTTATGTAATAAAAACATTGGCTATAACTATGATACCTATGATACCGAAGATTATAAATGAAGCATACAATCTCATCTCTGGATATATTTCAGATGATGAGGAAAAAGAGAAAAAAGAAACTATTGTTACTGAAGGAAAACGAGAACCAAAGAAAGCAGTTAAAGTGCCCTGGGCTAAAGGAGATCCAGTTGAAGATACACCAATTGGAACTATAACAAAGAAGAAAAAAATAAAAAAGAAAAGCAATAAAAGAGATATGTATAAATTCTCTGAAGAACAAAGAGAAGAAATTCGAGTCGCTTTTTATAGATACAATGATATCTTTGATAATGCTTTATATCATAGGGATCTTACCCGAGAGGAGTTTGTAACTCTTTTAAATAAAAAATATGGTAGACACAAAAGTTTAACAGCTTATAGAGATATCTGGATAAGTGAAAAAGAAACTTTATAAAAATTAGCTTTTTTGGCGCACGATAACATACAACCTACTAATAGGACAAACACATGAAAGATATAAATAAGGTTGAATATTATCAACCGGCAGAAAAGCTTGCAAAAATACTTATGAAGAAGACTCAGAATAATGATCCATTATTCTTTCGGGTACTTGTTGCATACTACTTTACTAAGGTAGCATCTATGATGCGTTGTAACATACGTACACATGACAGGGGTAGTATCCCTGTCAGTATGTATGCACTGAATCTTGCTACCTCTGGACAAGGTAAAGGACATAGCACCAATATAGTAGAAGAACAGGTTATAAGTCAGTTCAGACAAAAGTTTCTACAGGATACTTTCCCTATTATCAGTATGAAAAAACTATCTGATATTGCTGCTACTCGTGCAATCAGGAATAACACTGAACACGAAGAAGAGATGGAGAAGATTGAGAAAGAGTTTGAAGGACTAGGTACTCTAGCTTTTTCATTTGATAGTGGTACTACAGCTGCAGTAAAACAGATGAGGCATAAGCTTTTGATGGCTAATGCTGGATCTATGAATATGGAAATAGATGAGATTGGTTCCAACCTCATAGGTAATGTAGAAGTATTAAATACTTTCCTTGAATTATTTGATGTAGGGAAAGTAAAACAAAAATTAACAAAGAATACCAAAGAAAATGTAAGAAGTGAAGAAATAGATGGTAGGACTCCAACCAACATGATGCTATTTGGTACACCAGCTAAGCTATTAAATGGAGGTAAAGTAGAAGAAGAGTTCTACGCAATGCTAGAAACTGGATATGCTCGTAGATGTATTTTTGGATATAGCAAAGGAGCTGAAAAGAATCTAGATCTCACTCCTGAAGAAATATACGATATTCTTACTGATACAGCTTCTACTACATATATTCAAGAACTGTCACATAAACTAGGACAACTAGCTGATATATCTAATTTCAATACTAGTCTCAAAATGACTAAAGAAGTTAGTTTACTCTTTATTGAATATAAGCTTAATTGTGATAAAAAGGCTAAAACTTATGCAGATCATGAAGAAATTAAAAAGGCTGAAATATCACATAGGTACTTTAAAGCCCTTAAATTGTCTGGCGCATATGCTTTCATTGATAGTAGTGCTGACATTACTATGGCTCATGCTTATAGTGCTATTAAACTAGTAGAAGCATCAGGTGATTCCTTTATGAAAATCCTGACTAGAGATAAGAACTATGCAAAGCTTGCATATTACATTGCTGCTATAGGACGTGAGGTAACTCACGTAGATTTGATTGAAGATCTTCCATTCTATAAAGGCAGTGAAGCACATAGAAAAGAGATGATGCAACATGCTATTGCATTTGGATATAAAAACAATATCATTATCAAAAAGCAATATACAGATGGTATTGAGTTTCTAACAGGTGAGTCTCTAAAGAAAACAGACCTTGATAAAATGGTTGTATCCTATAGTACTGATATAACTACTGGATATACTAATCAAACAGCAGCATTCAAAGAATTACATAAACTTACCCAAATGAATAATTATCATTGGGTAGCTCATCATCTAAAAGATGGGTATAGGAATGAAGAGCATTGCTTATCTGGATTTAATTTATGTGTAATAGATGTAGATGAAGGAGTCAATATAGCAACAGCTAGACTATTACTGAAAGACTATTCTTATTTACTTTATACAACTAAGAGACATACAACTAAAGCAAATAGATTTAGAATAGTTTTCCCATTAAACTATACTCTGAAAATGTCCAAAGAAGACTATAAAGACTTCATGAGTAATGTATATAGTTGGCTTCCTTTTGATGTAGATAAACAAACCAATCAACGTAGTAGAAAATGGTTATCTAATGATGGTAACTATTATTACAATGATGGTGAAATGTTAGATGCTCTATTATTTATACCTAAAACAAAGAAAGCTGATGTACGTAAACAAATAATAAATGATCAACAATCATTATCTAATATTGAAAGATGGGTTATGAATAATACCGATACTGGTAATAGATCTAATATGTTAATCAGGTATGCATATTTACTAGTGGATACTGGAATGGATCTAGATAATATACGTTATAATGTACTAGCACTTAATGACAAACTTCCAGATAAATTACCTGAAGGTGAAATACTTTCTACAGTTATTATTAGTGCTGGAAAGAAGATTCACTTACGAGATACAAAATGAATCCATTACTAGATGTACCACTCAACATAACCAGAGTATTTGTAAGAGGTATTACACACTCTGGTTGTGAAGTATGGATGCCAGTTGCTTTTGATAATGAACAGTATCAGAAGCACAGACAATCTCTATTACAACAATATCTAAATACACAGTCTAAACCACCATTACCTAATCCACCTGAACCAAAGAGGTTTGCTTAATGAATGACCATTTAATTCTTATAGGCGGGAAGAGTGGAACTGGTAAATCAGCCAGTTTAATTAATTTAACTGACCCAAAAGGAGTAATGTATCTCAATTGTGAGAACAATAAGAAACTCCCTTTTAGGAGTCAGTTTCAAGAATATACAATAACTGAACCGACCCAAGTATATGAAGCATTCACTCATGCTGAGACTGTACCTGAGATTCATACTATTGTAATTGATACTTTAACCTATCTTATGGATATGTTCGAGTCAGTACATGTAATTGGATCAACCAATAGTATGAAACAATGGGGAGCATATGCTCAGTTCATGAAGAATCTCATGGCTCAGTATGTAGCTAAATCAACTAAGAATGTAATATTCTTAGCTCATACAATGGACGTACTAAATGAAGCTGAAATGATCAATGAAACCTTGGTTAAAGTGAAAGGTTCACTTATGAATCAAGGTATTGAGAGTTTCTTTAGTACAGTCATTGCATGTAAAAAAGTACCTATTAAAGTTCTAGAAAAATATTCATCTGATCTGTTAAATATTTCAGAAGAGGAAAAAGAATTAGGTTTTAAATATGTATATCAAACCAAGTTAACTAAAGAAACTGTTAATGAAAGAATGCGTAGTTCGCTAGGAATGTTTTCTACTGGGGAGACATTTACAGACAATGATTGCCAACTGATATTGGATCGGTTGCATCAATATTACACATAATAGAGAAAATATAAAATGGGATTTAATAACTTAAAGACAGACAAAACAATCAAAGAATCAGGTGATTTTATTGGTGGTAACTACACAGTAGAATCTGGAATCTATCCTGTAAAA